GACGTGTTGCCGAGGGGTGCGCCCGACTTTATCGAAGCAGCTACCGCGTATTCGCGCTGCGACTGGCTCGGCGTTGCACGGGGCTGGGTCGATCCCACGAAAGAAGCGGCCGGGTCGGTTATGCGTATGGACGGAGGACTGTCCACTCTCAAGAAAGAATGCGCCGAGCAAGGTTTGGATTGGGAGGAAGTCATTGCGCAACGCGCGATCGAAGTCGCTGCATTTAAGCGCGCTGGTCTAACCCCGCCGGAATGGGCTGGCGCGGTGGCTGCCGCAGAAGCCGCGAAACCTGAAGAGAATCCGCAACCCAGATGAAAAACTATCCCTTTGCAGCGGCGCGAATCTTCGACGTGCCATTGGCAATTCACCCGTCGAAAGGACAGGTGATCGCGAAGGCCCTCGCTAGCCGCTTCGGTATAGGCGACATCTCGTTTTCCGGTGATGCGCCCATTATCGTCAAGCCGATGGCTTATGACGAGTGGGATGATGGCCCGAATGATGCATACGCGGAAACGCCCTACGATCTGAGCCAGGGCATCGCGATCATTGACGTGTCCGGGACGTTGGTTCAAAAAAGCAGCTACCTGAGACCATACTCAGGGATGCTGGGTTACAACGCGATCCGACATAACTTCCTCGCTGCGCTGCATGATGACGAGGTCAAGGCCATAGCATTGTCAGTGGATTCGCCGGGCGGTGAAGTGGCCGGTTGTTTTGATCTGTGTGATCTCATCTACAGCGCGCGCAGCGTCAAGCCGACATTGGCGATCCTGAGTGAGTGTGCATACAGCGCTGCATACGCGCTGGCTAGCGCATGCGAGCAGATTACCGTGCCGCGGACTGGCGGGACAGGCTCCGTCGGCGTGATTTGCATGCACATCGACCAGAGCAAGGCGATCGACAAGGCCGGCATGGCCGTGACGATCATCAAGTACGGCGATCGCAAGGCCGACGGCAATCAGTTCAGCCCATTGTCGAAGGAGGCCTTGAAGCGATTCCAGGACGACGTCGACGAGATGGGCGAGCTCTTCGTGGCCACTGTCGCGCGGAATCGCAATCTGCCTGCTGACGTCGTTCGAAAGACGCAGGCAACCACCTTTCTCGGTGCCGCCGGCGTCGAGATCGGCTTCGCCGACGCCGTCATGGCGCCGGATGAAGCATTCGAATCCCTGCTCGCTGAGCTGGGCTGACATTTCCCAAACCCCTAGAGGTATTCATGAGCATTCGTTCCCTTGCGGCGCGCGGGCTGTCGTTCGCCCATCTCGCCGGCCTGTCCACCAAAGCCGCCAAGGCTGAGGATGACGAAGACAAGAAAGCCGCACGCGCTGAAGGCGATAGCGACGACGAAGACGAAGACAAGAAAAACGCGAAGGCAGAAGACGGCGACGACGACAAGAAGGACGACGACGAGAAGTCGAGCAAGGCCAAGTCGAAGGCGGAATCCGACGACGATGAAGACGCCGAAGAAGACGACGACAAGAAGGACGCCAAGGCCGACGACGGCGATGATGACGATGACGAAGAGATGCGCGGCAAGAGTGCTGCCGCTCGCGCGCGTCGTCGCGAACAGGCGCGCTGCGCCGCTATCTTCGCTTCGCCGGCCGCTGCTCGCAATCCGGTGCTTGCTGCCAATCTGGCATTCAAGACGCGGATGACGCGCACGGAGGCGCTCGCTACGCTGGAAGGCACGCCGGCTCCCGCATCGGCTACCCATGTCAACCGGGCCGCTCGGAACCCCAATCTTGGCATCGATGGTGGTGCCAAGCAGTCTCCTCAGCAGGCTTTGGCGGCACGCTGGGATCAGAATCTCAAGGCTGCAAATCCCAACCGCCGCTGATCACCACTTCCGCCTCCAAAGGAACTGAACCATGGGCAACCCCACTTACGCACCGTTTTTGGAGACCTTCCATAACGGCGGCTTTCTCGTCTCGCAGGCCAACGGCCACCAGTCCATCGACCAAGGCACGTTGACCGGCGCCGTCAAGGTTCTGGCTGGTACTGTGCTCGGCACCGTCACGTCTGCACTCACCGCAGCCGCTGCGGCGCTCGGCGTCAATACCGGCAACGGTACGTTCGGCGCAATCACGGCGCAGGCCTTTCCGGCCACGATGATCGGCGTCTATAACATCCTGTTCACTGCGGCGACGGCGTTTACCGTCACTGCACCGGATGGCCAGACTGCAACCGGCTCGACCGGCGTCGCATTCAGTGCGCTAGGTATCGGCCTCACCATCACGGCCGGCGGCACTGCGTTCGTGGCCGGTGACACCTTCACGGTGACCGCTACTGCTACGCCTGGCAATCCGACGGTCACGTCGGCGGCCGGCGGCACGAACACTGGTAACGGTACGTTGGGCTCGCTGACTGCTGCGGGCTATGCCGCCAAGGTCGGCGTCTATGCGGTCGAATTCGACGACGCGACGCACTTCATCGTATCCGATCCGACGGGCGCCGAAGTTGGTCACGGCACGACTGGAGTCGCCTTCAAGGCGGGCGGTCTGTCGTTCACGATCACTGCGGGCGGTACGGCATTCGTTCCGGGCGATTCCTTCTCGGTAACGGTGGCGGCGGGCTCGGGAAAGTACAAGCCCTTCGACCCGGCCAACACGGATGGCTCGCAAATCCCGAGCGGCATTCTGTTTGCCACCAAGGATGTCACGACCGTAGACAAGCCCTGTGCGGTGGTCGTGCGTCAGTGTGAAGTGAATGCATCCGAACTGGTGTGGCCGACGGGCATGAGTGCAGCATCGATCACAGCAGCGCTTGCGCAGTTGAAGAGCCTCGGGATCCAGCCCCGGTAACAAGTAGTCGATCTGACCTGAAAGCCGCCTCCGGGCGGCTTTTTCATTTCCGCAATTCAATAGGCCGCCAACCAGGCGGCTTTTCTTTTTCCCCGAAAGGAACAAGCCATGGCTGGCGAAATTATTGACATCTTTAACGGCGACGCATTCAGCGCGCTGACCCTGTCCCAGGGTGTCCAACGCAACCCCTACCAACCGGGTGCGCTGGGGCAACTGAAAATCTTCGATCCGAATCCGATCCGCACGACAGCTGTGTCGGTCGAAGAGCGCACCGGTACGCTGAAGCTGATCGGATTCAGCGAGCGCGGCACCGAAGGCACGCAGCGCACGACCGAAAAGCGCAAGCTGCGCTACTTCGATGTGCCGCGTCTCATGCACGACGACACGATTCACACGTACGAACTCCAGAACATCCGCGAGTTCCCGGAAGGACCGACCGGCCAGATCGTGACGGTGCCGATGCAGCTGGAGCGTGAAGTCGCTCGCCGTCTGGCTGGACCGACCGGCCTGCTCGCGAGCGTCGAATACACGAAGGAATACCTGCGCCTCGCAGCGGTGCAAGGCCTCGTTCTGAATCCGGCAGACGGCACCGTGCTGTACAACTGGTTCGACGAGTTCCAGATCACGCAGGCGCAGGAAATCGGTTTCAACCTGGCAGCCGGCGCGGCAAACACCCTTCGTCCGACCATCAACGGCGTCAAGCGTTCAATGGCTCGCAAGGCGCAGGGCGCATTCACCAACCAAACGCGGATCATGGCGCTTTGCGGTGACGTGTTCTATGACCAGTTCTCCAACCATCCGGATGTGATCCGCACCTTCCTGAACTGGGAAGGCGCGAAGGACATCCGTAGCGATGCGTTCGGCGACGCGTTTGCCTCGTTCGAATTCGACGGCATCACGTGGGTGAACTATCGCGGATCGGACGACAACACCACCGTCAAGATCGCCGACGACAAGGTGAAGTTCTTCCCGGTGAACGCTCCGGGCATCTTCCAGGAAGTCATGGCGCCGGGCGAGTCGGCGGAGTTCATCAACCAGCCGGGCGCGGCGGTTTATGTGCTTCCGATCATCGATCGTGATCGCCGCATGTGGTGGAAGATGGAAGCGTACGCATACCCGCTTTATCTGTGTACCCGTCCGGAAGTTCTGCTGAGCGGTCGCTCGGAGGCGTAATGCCCGTCAACTGGAATGCCGAGGTCATCGGGCCGTTGATGGGTGTGTTCGGCGAGCCGGTCACATACCGTCCGTTCTCCGGCGGCTCGCTGCAGATCACCGGCGTGTTCGACGATGCGTACCTCAAGGATGTGATGTTCGAGGACGCATCGTCCGGCGTGACGACGGTGTCAGCGGTCCTCGGCGTCCAGTTGTCGCAGTTTGCGGTCATGCCAGTCCAGAACGATCAGCTGTATGTCGCGAGCGTCAATACGACGTTTCTCGTGCGCGAGGTGCGCGTCGACAGTCGCGGCGGCGCAAAGCTGATGCTCAGCAAGGTGAGTTCTCCATGACGACGTCGGCAGACATTCGCGCGTTGTTCGTGACGGCACTCACCGGCGCGACGGACGCGGGCGCAGCGGTGTATTCGCCATTCGATTGGCCGACTGCATCCGATTCGTACCCTCTGGTTCTCGTGCGGGCGCCCAAGGAGCGGAAAGAGTCGCTTGGTCGTAATGCGCCGCTGTTCACAGTGACGACCACCATCGAGATCATCGCGCGAACGAAGTCGCCGGCGCTCGTCGGCGATGCTGGATCAGCTGTCGCACTCGCTGCGGCCGAGGCCCTCAAGTTGCAGATCGAGGTGGCGTTGATCAATAACCCGGCGATCTGGGCCGATCCGAACGGCGGCCAGCGTATCCAACAGTTTGCATCTGTCGATTCTGAGATTTCGACGAGCTCGGAAGGCGAAATGCCAATGGCCGAGTTGCTGATGCATATCGAAGTCGAGTTTGCGCAAGGCCCTGCGGACTTCTTTCCGCTGCCAAGTACGCCTCTCGAGGGTTTCGACGTCACCGTCGAAGAGCCCCCCGGGACGACTGAGCCGTATTTCACGATCGAACTTCCACAACCCATTTCGTAGGAGCGCCGAATGCGCATCAAACCTGCACCGGGCCTGTCTGTGCGCGACCCGGAGACGAAGCAATTGCTGCCGGCCGATGGCATCGACGTGCCCGACAACAGCATCCTCTGGACCAAAATTCTCAACGATGGCGACGTCGTGCTGGTGACCGCGAAGTCGGTTCCCGCGAAGGAAGGTGACAAGGCATGAGCACGATCCCGTTCAAAGTCATTCCGTCCGGTCTGCGTCTGCCGGGCTCGTTCTTCGAGCTCGACAATTCGCAGGCCAATACAGCGCAGGGCAACCAGCGCGCGCTGATCATCGGCCAGATCACGGCGACCGGCATCGCGACGCCGAATGTCCCGATCATTTCGGGCGGTACCGGCGACGCGAATCTGCAGGGCGGGGCGAGTTCGATGCTCGCCAATATGGTGGCGACGTACCGTCTGAACGACAGCTTCGGTGAAGTCTGGTATCTGCCTCTGGCGGACGCTGCCGGCGCCGCAGCCGCCACCGGCACGATTGCATTCACGGCGGCGCCGACCGCCAACGGCACGATTGCACTGTACATTGCCGGCCAACTGGTAAGCGTTCCGGTCACGCCGGCCATGACCACGGCGCAGATTGCCACCGCGGTCTCCGCTGCAATCAATCTGATCCCGGCAATGCCGGTGTCGGCGTCGGTCACGACCAGCACGGTCACGCTCACGGCCGACAACAAGGGATTGTGCGGCAACGAGATCAGCATTCTGCTGAACTATTACGGCACGGCCGGCGGCGAAGCGACACCAGCAGGTCTGACGTACACGATCACGGCGATGACCGGCGGCACGACGAACCCGACGCTGACGACGGCACTCGGTAATCTCGGCAACATGACGTTCGACTTCATCGCGTCGCCGTACACGGACACCGCGTCGCTGGATGCCGTCAAGCAGTTCCTCAACGACCAGACGGGTCGCTGGAGTTGGACGCAGCAACTGTACGGCCATTCGTTCGGCGCGTACGTGGGCACGTTTGCGGCGCAGACGACGCTCGGCCTGGCACGCAACAATCAGCACGAAACGATCATGGGTTTCAACGGCAGCCCAACGCCGAGCTGGTTGTGGGCTGCTGCGCTGTGCGCGCAGGCGGCCGTGAGCGTTCGTGCTGATCCGGGCGTGCCGCTGCAATACCTGCCGCTGCTCGGTGTGCTGGCACCCCCGAATCAATCGCAGTTCCTGCCGAGCCAGCGCGAGACGCTGCTGTATGACGGCATCTCAACCTTCACTGTGCAGCAAGACGGCACGGTACTGACCGAGAACGTCATCACGACGTACCAGCTGAACACGCAGGGCCTCCCGGACAATAGCTATCTCGAAGTGGAAACGATGTTCCAGCTGATGCTGGAGATCCGGACGCTTCAGACGATGCTGTCGTCGAAGTATGCGCGCTGCAAGCTCGCCGACAACAACACGCGTCCGGCGGCGAATTCAGGTCTCGTCACGCCGAACCTGATCAAGTCGGACATCATTGCGCTCTACCAGGAGCGTACGGATGCCGGCTTCGTTCAGAACGCTGATGCATTTGCATCGGCACTGGTCGTGAATAAGAACACGGTCAACGCGAACCGCGTCGACATCCTGTGGCCCGGCACGCCGGTGAATCAGATGCGCACGTTCGCGACCTTGGTCCAGTTCAGGCTCCAGTGATCGACTGACCACAATAGCAGAGCCGCCTGATGGCGGCTTTGTCACTTTCTGGAGGGCATTAAATGTCCAGCAATCTTCTCGCCGGGATCGCGAAGGTCTCGATCGACGGCGTAACGCGTCAGCTCGAGGGCGGTGCCAAATACAGCTCGTCCACGGTGAAGCGCGAAGCACTGACCGGCCCGGATGGTTTTCACGGGTGGAAAGAGACGCCTGTCCCCGGCTCGATCACGATGTCGCTGCGCGATGCCGGCGACATGACTGTCGGCGACTTCAACACGTTGCGCAACTCGACCGTCGTGCTCGAACTCGCGAACGGCAAGATCGTCACCGGCCGCAACATGGGCACGACGGATGCGCAGGAAGTGGACACCGAAGACGCCAAGTTCGAAGTCAAATTCGAGGGCCCGCAAGTGTCCGAACAAACTGTGTCGGTGAGCTAATCCATGAGCGACGAAGAGAAAAAGCCGCGCAAGGTTATGCCCGACAGCATCACGATCGAGCTTTCGAAGCCGATCATCCTCAAGGGCACCGAGGAGACGGAAATCTCGGAAATTGAGCTGAAAGAGCCGACACTCGGTCAGCTTCAGGCCTTCATCAAGCGCACGGCCAAAGAACATGCCGTCGAATGCATGAAGTGGCTGATTAGCGAGATTTCCGGCGTGCCAATGCTCGCGCTGACCAATATCGGCGTTCGCGACTATTACAAGGCGCAGGACTATCTGACGGCGTTCCTGACGCCTCCAGATGAGGATGACCCCGAGGGAAACGGGGAGGGCTCCCAGTAGATTGGGAGCACATCGTTCGCATCACTGAGCGGTTCTGGCGCTGGCAGCCCAGCGAAACGAAGCAATTGACGTGGAGTGAGGTGCGTAATTATGCGCATCACGCCGCACGCATGTTGAAAAAGGACTGAGCGTGGCACAAGACTTTGTTATCCGCATCCGCGCCGACGATGCGGCGACGGCGACGGTCAACAGGATCAAGGCCGCGCTCAGCAAAGTTACCGAACCGGTCGACAAAGCGCAGAAGCGTGTCGGGCAGTTGGGCAACGTCGGCCAGGTGGGTCTTTCGAAGCTGACCAAAGGCCTTGGCGGCGTCGAGCGCGCGGCGTCCGGTGTTGTCGACAAGATCGTCGAGATCATTCCCGGCCTGACGGCAATCGGCGGCGCCGCGTCCCTCGCGGGGCTCACGGCGCTGGCGACCAAGTTCGGGACGTTCGGTTTCAACCTGAACAAGTCCTCCAAGCTGCTCGGGATGAATGCGCAAGACCTGGCTTCATGGCACGTAGCAGCGAAGCGCGCCGGCGTATCGGCTGATCAGTTCGATTCGGCGATGAGCGGTTCGCAGATGACGATTCGCGCTGCTGCGTTCGGCGCCGATCCGCACGCGATGATGCTCCTCCAGAAGATGGGCGTGCAGATCCAGCGCAACAAAGACGGGACCATCGATTACTACTCGACACAGATGCGCCTGATGAAGGCAATCGAGGGGCAAAAATCGGTGGAAGCGCAGCGCGATGTGGCAGGAACGTTCGGCATGGGCAGTCTCCTACCGATGCTCCAGCAAGGCACGTACGACTCAGATAAGGCGCGCGCCTTCAGCAAGGGGCTCGTTCCCACGGCGGAAGAGGTGGAGCGCGCGGCGCAGTTCCATCGGGACATCAACGACCTCGAGGATTCGGTCACGGGCCTTGGAAACAGCATCGGCTCACGGCTGATTCCGATACTGGATCCGTTGGTGAACGGATTCGCAAAGTGGCTTGACGCGCACCGCGCTCAGATTGCAGATCAGATTGCTACGGCAGTTCAGAAGCTGGCCGACTGGGTTTCGAAGATTGATTGGAATAACGTTGCCACCAAGGCCAAACTGCTGTGGGATAACCTGGGTGGCGTAAAGGGCGTGGCGATTGCGATTGCTGCCATCAAATTTGCAGGACCGATCGGTGGCGTGGCAAACCTGATGGCGAGCCTGCTTACGCTGACGTCTACCACGATTCCCGCTGCGGTGACCGCGCTCGGTACACTCGGCCTCGCGGGGATTGCGGCATGGGGCGCGCTGAAGGTTGCAAAGCTCGCTGGCCTGCCAGACGTTGACAACAAGCAGGGCGTCGAAGATGTGCGTAACGGCGACTGGCTTGCTGCGTCCACGCATCTCCCGGCGGGCGATTTCCTGCGTGCACTCGCAGCGCGCGCGGCGGGTAGGTCAGACGCGGATATTGCTGCGTCGCTCCAGGGGGGCGCCAACCCGGCAGATCCGACGTCGGCGCCGGGTGCAACGGATTCGAGCGGGAAAAAGGTGCCGCTCGGCATCAGGAGTAACAACCCGACGAACATTCTCGATCACGACCGCGAACTCACGTATGAGACGCCCGAGGCTGGCATCCGTGCGGCCGCAGAGAATCTGCGGCGCGGTTATCGAGGCCTGACGCTTGCCCAGATCACGGACAAGTGGACTGGGGGTGCGCGTGTCGGGAACGATCCGACGCGAATGGCGAACTACACGGGCATCCTGTCACAGGGTACCGGGCTCGCCGCCAATCAGACGCCAGACCTTAATAACCCGGCGATGCTTGCGGCGCTAGTGAAAGCCCAGATTCGGGCCGAGAACGGGCAACAGCCGTACTCGGATGATCAGGTAGGAGCTGGCGTCGCGGCCGCGCTCTCGGGCAAGCAGGGCGGCGGTGGTCGGCTTGCCGATGACGGCCATGACTCGCGTGTCGCACAGCTTCAGCAGGCTGCGTTGCACGTGACGTTCAGCAATGTGCCGGCCGGCACACGTGTGGAAGCGAAAACGGCGGACGGCGGCTATCTGCCGACGAAGGTCAATTACGCCATGGGTGGCGATGGAGCATTGCCTTGAGTACCTCAACGAACGCACTGAATGTCGCCGGCAGCATCGGCGGCGTTGCGTCCGCCGTTGGAAATTTAGCCAGTCTCGTCGGCTTCCAGACGGGGACATGGCTGGATTCGCTCAAGCAGGCGAGTTATGGTGGGGTGCCGTTCGGAATCGAATCTGTTCGGACCTCGGCCGGCAGAAAACAGGCTATCCATAATTACCCGTTTCGCGATGATGTGTGGGTCGAGGATCTGGGCAAAAAGGGGCGGCAGTTCGAGGTTCTTGGCTTCCTGGTCGAAGACGATCTGATCACCAAGGCCGGCCCGGTCGTCGCGCAACGCAACCAGTTGCTGCAAATCTGCGAGGCTCCCGGAAACTGGACCCTCGTGCACCCGACGCTGGGCACGATCAGGAACGTCGCGTGTCTGAGCGTCGAGACGATGGAGCGCGTCGACCTCGGCCGAGTGTTTGAGATCCGGCTGACGCTGATCGTTTCAGGCGATCGGCTATTCCCGAAATCCACCATCTCTAGCGGCGACGCAAGCATCAACAATGCGTCGCTGACCGGCATCGCGGCGCTGGTCGACTTCGTCAGAACCACAGCATCCGCGATTCAGGCCGGCGCTGCAGTCGTGCGGCAGGCTGTCTCCACAGTAGTTGGCTGGTATCAGCTTGGCGTGACCGCGATCAACGATGTCAAGCGCGTGATCGGCGCGGTCTCCACGCTCTTTGGGAACTTCGGACGACTGTTCGGGGGCGCCAATAACGGCTATGCCGGCGCGAATGTGAAGGCGTCGCCGAGCACGACCGCGGACGATTTGTTGTCGGCTGCGACCGCGGCGCGAGCTTCGGTCGTTGCCGCTGGCGCGGTGCTGCAAACCGCAGCGTTGAATCCGTCGGATTCAGCAACGCTCGGTGCTGCGGCGCAGTCGTTCATTTCGACGGTTGCCGCTGCTGCGACTGATCCGGCTGACGCTGTACGCATGATCAGTTCGCTGGCGCAGTATTCGCCGGCACCCGTGACCACGCCCGGCCAGATCGGATCTGCGATGAGCGTGATGCAAGTCGCGCTCGCTGCGCTTTTGCGGCGGTATGCGCTCGCGCAGCTCGCCGTGACGCTAACGACGTACCAGCCGGCTTCGCAGGACGACGCGAACACGACGCTCGCCAATACGGTGAGCCTGTTCGATGCAGAGATCACGACGGCGGGCGATGCAGGCGACGACGACACTTATCAGGCGTTGCGAACCTTGCGGCAGTCGGTCATTGCCGATCTCGCGGCGCGCGGCGCGGACCTTGCATCGATTGCGACGTTCAAGTTTCAGGCGCCGCTGCCGTCACTGGTGCTCGCGAACCGGATCTATCGCGATCCGACGCGCGAGCCCGGTCTCGTGCAGCAGATTGACCCACGGCACCCGGCATTTTGCCCAACGACTTTTCAGGCGCTAGCCAGCTGATGAGCGACGACATCACCCTGAGGGTGTCGACGTGTACGCGAAACCCCAATGCAGCGCCTGGGCAGCCGACTTACACGACGTCGAACACCCGAAATATCACGGGATGGCTGGGGATCCGGCTGTCACGCGGTATCGAGCGGTGCCCGTCCGATTTTGACGTGTCGTTCACCGAGCCATACCCGGGCGTGTCGGACGTCATCGTGCAGGAAGGGGATCAGGTCGAGGTGCTGCTCGGCGCTGACGTGGTGCTGTCCGGCTTCGTCGATCGCTACCTGCCGAGCTACAACGCGCGCGAGCATACGATCCGGATTACGGGGCGCAGCAAATGCCAGGACCTCGTCGACTGCTCAGCAAAGTGGACTGGCGGTCAGCTTCTGAATATGCCGCTTCTGCAGATCGCCCAGAACCTTTGCGGCGTGTACAGCATCCCCGTCGCACTGGCCGCCGGCGCGAATCAGGGTGATCCGATTCCACAGTTGAACATCATGGTCGGCGAGCCGATCTATGACGTGCTCGAGCGGCTCTGCCGGTTCCGTGCGCTGTTGCTGTACGACCAGCCCGACGGAAGCCTGCTGCTCTCTGGCATCGGCACGCAGCAGGCCGCTTGCGGGTTCAAGGAAGGTGTCAACGTGCAGGCGGCGAGTGCCATATTCGGCATGGACGGACGGTTTTCCGACTACGACGCGGTGCGCCAGAGCCTCGACACATGTGAGGACGTTGGCGACGGCGGCAACCTGATCGCGAGCGTCCAGGATCCGACCGTGCCGCGCCTTCGGTATCGTGCGATTGTTGCTGAGTCCGTGTTCGGCGGTCAGGATGTCGCCGCGCAGCGGGCGCAGTGGGAAAAGGCTCGACGCTACGGCCGTTCATACGCCGTGCGCGTGTCAACGGATAGCTGGCGGGACTCGGCCGGCGTGCTGTGGACGCCGAACACGCTGGTGCCGATCGATCTGCCGGGCCTGAAATTGAAGCCGCGGACGTGGCTGATCGCCGACGTGACCTATAAGCGCGACGCGAGCGGAACGAACGCCGATCTAGTGATCATGCCACCGCAAGCCTTCTATCAGGAGCCGATCATCCTCAATCCGATCGCGCCCGACGTGAACACGGTGAACTGATGGACTCGACTTCAATCGAGCGGCTCTTCATGAGGCTGCGCGGATTGTTTGGGCGCGGCCGTGTGACTTACGTCGACGACTCGGGCCCTGTGCAGAAGATGCAGGTCCGCATGAACGGCCTGATTACCTCCGACAATCGGCTGCGGCTCGCGGAATTCGGGTTTGCGTCGAATCCACCGGTCGGCTCCGATGTGCTCGCGCTGCATGTCGCCGGTGACAACAGCGACGGCGCGGTATTCGCGACTAACCATCAGCAGTCGCGGCCAACCGGCTTGTCGGCTGGCGAATCGATGCTGTACAGCCAGGACGGGAAATACGTCTACATGACGGCAAGCGGCGGAATCGTCGTCGAGGCGAAAGGGCAGGACGTAGTCGTCAACGATGCGCGAGACGTGACGTGGAACCTGAGCGGGAAGCTGAAGATCGTGGCGCCAGGGGGTGTTGAGATCGACACGCCGGAGATTACGACGCCCGGCGACATCATCGACAACTCGGGAACGAACGCACACACCATGGCGCAGATGCGATCGATCTACAACTCGCACACCCATCCGGTTCCGAATGTGCAGCTTGGTGGTCCGGGCACTACAACGAACGGCCCGAACCAGCCCGAATAGCGCCCAGCGCTCAACAACTCAGCCCGCCGCGCGCGGGCTTTTTTACGCCTGAGCGAAATGGCCGACGCAACGATCTCGTGGGACACAGCCAATAACCGTGGCGACTGGAGCATGTCCGGTCCGTTGCTGACGACTGGCAGCGATCTTCAGACCGCAATCATCATCAGCATCTTTTCAGACCGGATGGCGCAGCCCGGCGATGTGATCCCAGACGGCTCCAGCGATCCGCGCGGTTGGTGGGCCGACGACACGGTGCCGATCGGCTCACGACTCTGGCTGCTGCGGCGCGCGAAGCAGACCAAGGAAACGCTCCAGAAGGCATACGACTACCTCGCCGAGGCCCTGCAGTGGCTGATCGATGACGGAGTCGTTGGACGCTTCGACATCAGCACGCAGTGGGTGCGCACCAGCGTTCTCGGTGCGCAGATCACCGCATACAAACCCGACGGCACTTTATTGACGACGGGCCGCTATACGTGGGCCTGGGAAGGAATCAACTGATATGCCGTACGCACGACCAACACTCACGCAATTGCGCGCGCAGGTCGCCGCTGACATTCAGTCTGGCCTTCCAGGATCAGATCCGCTGCTTCGATTCTCAAGCCTCAACATTCTCGGCACTGCTCTCGCCGGGCTCGCGCAGCTTCAATACGGTTACACCGACTGGGTAGCAAAGCAGTCGAATCCGTTCACCGCGCAGGAGGAGTTCCTCGAAGCATGGGCGGCCCTCAAGAATGTGTTCCGCGAAGCGGCCACGCAGGCCGGATCGACAGTGCCGGGACAGATCACGTTTGCTGGCACAAACGGAACGCCGCTGCCCATCGGTACGCCGATCGTGCGCGGCGATGGTGTCGGCTTCACGACGACCTCTGCGGGCATCTGGTCCGGCAACAACGTAACCGTGAACGCCGTCGCCAATGCTGATCCGTCGGGACTGACCGGCGCGTTCGGTAATTGCGCTGTTGGCACGGTCATGACGCTCGGTACGTCTATCGCCGGCATCAACTCGACCGGCTCCGTGAGCGTCGCCTTCACCGGCGGCGCCGACGTCGAGAAGGACGACAGCCTGCGCGCGCGGATGCTGCAGGCATACCAGAACAGGCCGCAGGGCGGGGCACAGAGCGACTATGTGACGTGGGCGCTACAGGTTAATGGCGTCACGCGCGCGTGGTGCAACCCGAACGGCTTCGGCGCAGGCACCGTCGTCGTGTACACGATGTTCGATGTCACGGAATCCGCCAACAACGGGTTCCCCCAGGGCGCCAACGGGGTGGCGACGCTCGAGACGCGCGGCACACCGGCGACGCTCGATCTGCTCACAGTGGCGAACTGGATTTATCCCTTGCGACCGGCGACGGCGCTGGTGTACAGCGTTGCGCCGACGCAGCAGGTCGTCAATTTCACGATCACTGGAACCAGCAGTTTCACGACGGCGATGAAGTCGGCAATTGCCGCGGCGATCTCCGGCATCTTCGTGCTGTATGGCTCGCCGCTCAGCACGACGCCCGGCCAGAACGGAACGGTCGATCTGTCGTACATCGAATCGGCAATCGCGGCGATCTCGGGCACTCAGGGCTTCGTGATTACCGCGCCAACCGCAAACATCGTTGGGACCACTGGCCAGCTTCCAGTGCTCGGAACGATTACATGGCTCCCCTAAATGGCTGCTCCGAACTATCAGGCATCTGATTTCCTGAAAGCAATTCAGGCCCTCATGCCGAGGGGACTTGCGTGGCCGCGTGACCCGACGTCGGTCATGGGGCAGGCGATGTCCGGCCTTTCGCCGACGTGGGCGCGACACACGGCCAGAAACAACAACCTGCTGATCGATGCATTCCCTGCGACTGCGGATGAACTGCTTCCTGAATGGGAAGCCGCCCTCGGCCTGCCCGACCCGTGCGCGGGCGTGGCGCCGACGTTGCAGGCCCGACAGGCGCAGGTCGTCGCGCGGTTCGCTTCGTCCGGTGGCCAGTCGATCCCGTACTTCATCAACTACGCCAAGAACCTTGGCTACACGGTGACGGTGACGGAATTCACGCCATTCAGGGTTGGGCAACAGCGCATGGGTGCGCAACTCGGTTTGCAGGACTGGGCCTTCACCTGGCAGATCAATTCAGCGCTCAACACCGTGACGTATTTCCGGACAGGTTTGTCCAGCGCCGGCGAGCCATTGGCCGCATGGGGTAACGCCGTTTTGCAATGCGAGCTCAGCGCGATCAAGCCTGCGCATACCTATTTGAATTTCGCGTATCACTAAAGGACCAGCATGTTCCAAACCGATCAGCCAACCGCTGCCAATGTTCTGCCCACTCCGGCGGCGCCCGGAACGCCGGGATATTTCACGAATGGCAACCCGGCAACCGGAGTGCCCGCGACGATCCTCGACGCAGACTTCGTGAACATGCTCATGCTAGAGCTGGTGAACGTCGTGTCGGCCGGCGGCTTGACCCCGAGCAAAACGACGTACACGCAGGTTCGTGACGCTATCAAGCGGATTGTGCAGAACACTGTCGTGCTTGCAGATACCGGCGCGGTCAACGCGTACGCGGCGGTCAATGCAACTCCGCTTGTCGCAGGTACGTGGGTCGATGGCGTCGTGCAAGCGGTAAAGATCGCCCACACCAATACCGGCGCGTCGACGTATGCACCGGATGGACTTACTGCAATTCCGATCTATGGCTTGGGCCTTCAGCCGCTGCAGGGCGGCGAGCTATCGCTGAACGGCACGGCAATACTGATGCACGCGACCATCGTTGGCGTGAACAGCGGCAACCCGATCGCCGTGTTGATGGAATGTGCGGGAGGCGCTCAGCAAGTCCCCCCCGCCACTGCCAGCCAGCACGCCATGCAGCTCGGGCAGGCGACGGGCAGACTTCTCAATGTTCAATTATTCAGCAGCTCTGGGACCTATACGCCGACCCCGGGAACCAATTCGATTATTGTTGAGGGTATCGGCGGTGGTGGTGCTGGAGGCGGTACGACGGCGGGAGGCGCTGGCACGGCATCTGGCGGTGGTGGCGGGTCGGCGGGGTGCTACGGACTGGCTCGATTCGTAAGCGGTATTGGGTCGATGGCGGTCACCATTGGCGCAGGTGGTACAGGAGTGTCGGGCGCTGCAGGAGGCACAGGCGGCACCACCTCGCTTGGCAGTCTGATGACATTGCCAGGAGGCGGTGGTGGCGGCCTGAGTTCAGGCGCTACTTCCGCATCAGTGACGGGATCGAGCGGCGTCGCTTCGGCGGCAGGCACGATTACTGGTGCCGCGTCTTTCATATCAACGCAGGGGCCAATCGGTGTCGCTGGCATCGCACTCTCTGCGACGTCCGTCCTCGGCGGTAAGGGTGCTGATACGCGCTTTGGTGCAGGCGGCCAGCCCTCCGGTGCAAACGGTACGATCTCAAGTGCAGGAGCCGCTGCGGCCGGGTATGGTGCAGCTGGCGGCGGAGCGATAGGCATTAATAACGGCGCGACCGGAATAGGCGGATCGGGGTTCAAAGGTATCTTGGCAATCTATGAGTACGCATAATGGACAATTACGCTGTGGTGAGTCTTGGAATTGTCATCAATGTCATTGTCTGGGATGGAGACGCAGATAGTTGGCAACCCCCTGGTGAGACGACGGCAGTTGCAATTCCGGGGGGTGCCCCGGTATCAATTGGCTGGACGTATGACGGAGAAAAATTCACCGCCCCGGACTGAGACTGCCGGGTTGCGGTATGATCAGCAGATCCAAATGCGCATGAGGAGACGCCATGAAATTTCCGGGGCGAATATTCAGCCAGTCGAAGACGGAGCATTTTGAAAACGGGAAACAACAAGTTATCGATCGGTCTGGTCGATGGGTAGCTCACAATATAATTCTCCCGTTCGGGCACACCATCTCTTCCGAGATTGCGGGCGACCATTACCGGTTGCGTCGCTTCTTACAGGTGGTGGCTGATTGCCAACCGAAACCGTTCTCCGCGTTGCGAGTCGTGGACTTCGGATGTCACGAGGGGCTCTATTCAATTGAGTTCGGCAGACAAGGTTCTACGGTGGTTGGCATCGAGGGAAGGCAGATCCATATCGATAAGGCCGAGTTCATCCGGAATCAACTCGACCTTAAGGATGTTTCGTTTCACTGCGACGACGTTCGCAGTTTTGCGCGTGACAAGTACGGCCGTTTCGATGTTGCAGTCTGCACCGGCATTCTTTATCACCTCGGCTTCGAAGATGGAATGAAATTTCTCGAGGAAATCTGCGCATCTTCGAATATGGTGATCGTCGACACTCACGTCGGATTGCTTCCGGAGCATGCCGCCATGTACAAAGAGAAAGAGTACTGGGGTCACGAATATAGTGAGCCGCCGGTCAATGAAACGGACGTCCATGATGTCCTAAAAAACAATGGTGCATCAATCGGAAACAATATTAGCTTCTGGCTAACGCGTGGCTCCTTGTTCAATGCCATGATGGATTTCGGTTGCAC